AACAGCAGAAATATTGGGAGCTGCACCTTCAATTAGATCTCGAAGCTGTTGATCTTCTCTAGCTCTTTTCTGAGCTTTTCGGGCTTGTTTTGACGAATATGCTGTTGCTCCCGCAGTAGCAACTGCTCCTATTATCGCCGCCGTTATAAAAGTCATAGTTCTTTTTCCTGTAATTGAACAATTAAATTTTCAACTTGTTTAATGTCAGGAGGAAGTAAGTTCACATCTTCAAACGACTTAGCGATTACTTCATCCTCAACATCGTCTATGTTTAATTTATCTGTTGCATGTACGGTAATAAAGATACATTCTGTATGAGTGTACATTGCGCGTTTAGTTCCTGCTTTTGTAATTCCTTGATAAGGAGCAGAAATACGCTCTAACCCGTCTTCTGAAAAAATCGTCATCTCACCTTTCATCAAGAAAAACGGATGGTTTTTATTATGTATTTTCGTAACGATAAACACCCCTGCAGGATTGGACATTTGTCGAATATACTGTCCGTCTGCGAAACTGTGTCTAAGTGGGTTTACCTCGTCAACGTCTTCTATTTTAGAAGGGTGTTGAACAACGGCTTGTTCGAACTGGGTAATTTTTTCTCTGAACTCTTGTTGTTTTCTTTTATACTCTACAAACTCTTGTACTTCACTAGATGTAAATTCGTGTTCCAGATCTAACGGAACAGTCTTTTTTACAACCAACAATTCGCTCATTTATAGCTCTTGCCGTAATAACCTTTCTTATATGCGAGACCACCTGTTCCGCGTTTTGCAGTTTTCGCAGCTTGCCTAAAATTCTCAGCGGTCGGTGCACCTTTGTCACCTTTCTTTCGCATCTGCTCACCAGACCCTGCTGCTATACGCTTACGCTTCGCGTTGATATTTGCGTACAATCCTGGGCGACCCCCCGTGGCCATCATATCGCCATCACGTCTGGCTTTACGCATTATTATTCTCTGGGCTTGTTGAGCCTTTTCTAACGCTTCATCTGAATCCATATATTCATCGCGCATATCCTGCACTAGGTCATCGAACCCTTCGCGGCCTTCTCGGGGAAGACCTATCTGCTCATCAACTTCCCTAGACGCTTTCTGAAAATCCATAAACTCTTTATCGTCATATCGTTTAATCTTTGAGGGATCCAACGAATCGCCTAACATGTCAAATAAACTTCCTAGACCTTTTCCTTTTCCTCCAGGACCACCAGCCATTCCAAGCATTAAAGCTAACTCAGGCCCAATAGACTCCTCTAATCCAGGAGTATTACTTAATTGCACAGATAAACTGGACTCATCCAGCGGCCCAGACATATCTCGCATCTGCTCCATGGTCAGCGTATCTTTGTTCGTGTTTTGCAGTGCTCGCAATAACATAGGTAAGTTGTCCATGATCTCTGGACCAAGAAGCATTTCACCGCCTCCGCGTAACAGGGACATCAAGCCGCCTCCGTTGTTAAGCCCAGCTTCTTCGTCGTAGATTGCTTGCATGTCTGCCATTACCATTTCACCTTATCGGCCCAATAAGCCGCTGACATTTTTCCTTTTGCGATGTTTTTTCCATGGCGAGCTTTGAAACTCTTACGCCGCGCCTTCTGCTTGTCTGACTCACCCTTCTTAGGCTTACCCGCAGTTTTGACACCCTGCTGCCCGAAACGAATGAGTTTTAATGTGTGGCCTTCCTGCGCTAATACCATATGCGATTTCTTCGGATGGCTGGGTGTGCGCTTTGGTTTGTTCACACCCTTTAAATTATGCTTCTTAATTAAATTCGCTTTACGAGTTTCGTGTGCCATGTGCGAATCGTAACTGGAAAAATTTTACTACGCTAGTAGGTCAATATTCTGTCTGGTGCTGGCAATCTGTACTTCTACCTTACCATTCTTGGCGATATACAATGTAGTATTTAACTGTTGTACTTTTTGCCTACGTTCTTCAATTTGTAAATTTTCCATGAGCTTTTGATATTTCTGCTCTGCTACTTGTCTCCAAGCAACTTGGTTTGTTGGTGTTGTTGCTCCTACGTCCATATTAAATTCCCTTACCGAATAATTTAATTACTAAAGTAACTGTGACTACCGCAACCGCAATAGCCAGAACAAGTAAAATTCCATACTGGCTAATATCTTTAAGCATTTGTTTTCTGCGTTTCTGCTTTTCTATTGCCTCTTTAACGCTTTGACGATGCCTTTGTCTCTGGGCCTCTAGCTCTTCAAAGTAAACATCAATAACCCGAGCCGCCTCAGAATTCATATTGCTGAGTAGTTTTAAATTTTCGTGATATCTGTCAAGTCTGGCTTTTTGTGCGGCGAGCCTCATGGCACCTTCGCCATCAAGGGGGGCTGTTAACGAATTTCTTCGTTCAATCTCATACTTATCAATACCACTAGAAATAGCCCCCAGCTGCCCTAGCAGTGTTTGGACGTTTTTTGTTCCATTTTCGACTTGCTCAAAAAGACCATTAATAGCCGAAACAGCTGAGGTTATGGCTACAATTGATTCGAAAATCATGTAAACGTGTCTCACGTTGTTAAAAGCAATCGTACCCCTCAGACGCCATACCACGCAACAGCCTAAAAAAATTTGGCGAAAATTTTCAAGGCCGGAGTCCCAATACACATTGCGAAAAATTTTTGAGTAGGGAACCTATAGCAAAAGTACAGCGGAAAAAGAGTCGGGAATCAGGTAGTGGTGGGTGGGCGGGAGACGGAAAGTCAATAGGGGGTATACCCCTAATTTAGCGGGCCGCCCCAATATCATATTTAGCTAGGCTAGTCAAGCACTAATTTTAGACATAAAAAAGCCCGCACTAGGCGGGCTTAGTGTTAGCTAACTAGTTAGTTAACTATACGCGGGTCCAGATAGGGAATGACTCACCCCCCATTGCATTGCGTAGTTTTTGACTACCGCGCTTACCCCATTTATTTCCTAGGGATAGCGGAAGATATACCCCGATGACCTCATTAGTAGATGACTTATTTATACAAGCCTCTTCAATCTCGGCGGCGCGTTCCGCGTCAATAGTGACTATGCCTTTATCGTTAAGACCTTGAGCCATCTCACGATTCATAATCTGACCTTGAGGCGGGTAAGCATTAAGTACCGCCTCTAGTCTAGGGTCATTAGTTAGTTTATAGCTACCTACTAAACCAGTAGACGCAGATTGCTTAACCACTAAATTTTTAGCGATAGCTAAATTAGGGTTAGCTATAACTTCTTTTTTAGCGTCAACATTAGCGGCGGCTTGACGTGCGGTAGGTTCTGATTTTGATTTTAGATTATTCATTTAATGAATCCTTATTTAGTTAAACTAGGCGTTATTGCCTAGCAGGTAATTATAATGCCTATGACTAACTAATAAGTCAAGCGATAAAGTAAATAAATAAATAAACAAATAGTTAACTAATTCCGTCCCGTCTAGTCGCTTGTTAGTCGCTCCCCGTCGGTGTCCTTGTTAGCGGTCGGCGTCCGTCCGTCCGTCGCTGGCCGTGGCGTCAAGTGTGGTGGGTGGGTGGGTCGCGGTCGCGCGATCCGTCAATCAATCTAAGTCGATCGATCGATCCCGAGTCCGATCGTCGATCCGTCTGTCAGTAATAAGGGTGGGTGGGAGGGTGGCGGTGGGTCTATCGCTCCACCATTATAGTCGATCGATCAGTCGATCCGTCGATCGATCCTTCACTCGAACCGAGTCGGTTCGTGATCTGTCCCTCGATGGTTTGAGGAGTTCGTTTCGTGATGAGCTGCGTCAGTCGATCCAGGATCTGGTCCTTGCTCAGTGCGTCGATCTGTGCGGTCAAGACCTCGCGTCGATCGATGTAAAGCCCACCGACCTTCCCTCGGTGGATCTCGGCTGTGATAGCCGCGTTGATTTGGCCCTGCCCCCTCGCCTCCTCCCTCAAATCATGGAGAGCGGAGAGGTGCCCCTCCATAGAAACTCTATCCCTCTCTGCCTCCTTTATTTCTTGGTCTATCAAGTAATTTCGGAGCAATGGGTTGTGATTGAGTAATACGCTGCCCTGTCTCTTAGCGGCGTTGCGGTTCTTCGTGTAACCCGCTTTCACCGCTGCTTCTGTAGCGTTTTGGCCTTTCAGATACTCTCGTGCGAACTTCTTCTGCTTAGGATTCAGCGGTTGCCATTTCTTACCATCAGGGTCGACGTAACCGTTTCCATCATCAGCAGGTGTCATGGGAGTGTACTGTAGGTGTTTCATCCAACGCTTCCGAGGTGTTTCGATGTGTGAACTATATATTAGAATGAAAATAAAATATAAAAAACGAAATGTTTTGCTCACGCCCTCTCTTACTTATTCTCTGTTTCATTTCTAATAACTCATAGATTTTCTATTACTTTTGACACTCACCAAGATCCACTGTTCTCGAGACTTCCAACGTGATTCTATTACTTCTATTACTCTATTAGTCAATTCTGTTGAAAAAATAAAAAAAGTTTTTATTTCTAAATAGAACAATAACCGTAATAAATCGGCCATTTCCAATAGCACTTTAGTGCTTTACTATGCGCGTTTTGGTACTTTATACTATACGTTAGCCCCGCCTTTACACGGGCGGGATTTTTAGAAAGACAGAAAGGAAGAAAATGGATATAAAAGAAGCATTACGGATTGTAATAGACAATGTAGAAGTTAATGGCGACTTGAACATTGAAAAAGCGATTACTACGGTGGAAGATGCATTGCAGCTTTTACCAGTGATTAGTTTTGGCGGGGGACAACCGTTCCACTACGTTACTGAGTATGACGACGAGCTACACCCCGAGTGGGTTCGACGTGAGGCTCTACACTCTAACCAACAACAGTAGCTGATTGGTTTTCCGAGCGGCCTTACGAGGCCGCTTAGTTAATAGAAAGGAGAAAGCAATGGATGAAGAATTAAGAAACATAGTGGATTACAACCACTTGTTCAAACTAGCCGAAGAACGGTTTTACAACAAGATCGCAGACCCAGAAGAAATGTTCGAGTCCTGGGCTCAGTACAACACTAAGATCGACCACCTTGGAGGAGCCTTGTTGATTCATATGGATCGCGGGTTTTTAGGGTTGACGGAACACAGCTACTGGGTACTGTTGGAAAGCGGAGAAAACCACACAGTCGATAAAGACTGTTACGAGCACCTAAACGATATGCTGATAGGATGTTATTCAGAATCACCTTTCAGGGAGAAAGAATATGCCTAGAGAAGTAATCGAG